CGCAAAGCTGAGGAAGATTAATGGCACGGGATGCACGTCTTGCTGGGCATGGGAGCGACTACTTTTCCAAGAATGAACCCCAGCGTTATATTGACTTTACAAAAGACGTCTTTGAGAAAAAGAAAAATCTAAACTACGCAGATCTCTTTACTATTCCTGCTGATAGTTTTGAGACACCGTTTTCTCCTGGTCGTTTTACCGAAACTGACATCAGGAAAAATATCTCAGCACGAAAGCAACGATTAAACCCAGGCCTTGGTTTTGTTGAATTTAAACAAGACGAAGAAGGTCGTGTGATTCCCAATGAAGTGTTTGCTGGTATCGGTAAACCTTTTAATCGCCAACGCGACTATAACTTTGATACAGGCCGCCCTAACACTAAGCAAACTCCAGAAGATCAACCAGATTACAATCCAATGTGGAAAGAGATGTATGCAGTGAGTCCTACGGTAGAGGAACGAAGTGAAAACCCAATGCCATCATTTGCAAATCCTGATCCTAAGGGACGACTGATGGCACAAGCAGAAGCTAAAGCAAAGAACGAAGTGGAAGATAACAAGTCAGTTGCACAACTTCTTGCAAACAAAAAGGAAGACAAAGACGAAAAAGAGTCCAAGGCCTAACGCTTTATAATAAAAGAAAACTATATTCCAATGGCCAAGGGAAAGCTATTCCAAGGATTGCTCGAGGCGCTTCGCCCAGGCTTGGCAAGCGGAGGTATTAGTGCGGGCCTTAGTTTAGCGACGGGTGATTCATTGCCGGCAGCTTTACTTTATGGTGCTGCTGACGTATTGGGATCAGCAGGTGCAGTAGCTGGAGTACGCGCACTTAAACCCGGTAGAAATGTAGAAATCAAAGATTTAAAAACCGGCGAAGTAACTAAACAATATCAAGGCAGTGGGTGGGAGACTCCAGCCAATGTTGTGGGCGCTATTGGTGCAGGTAATTTAGTTAGCGCAGCCCTTGGTCGTCCGTCTTTATTCAATGGTTTCCAATCAACTGGACAAAACGCACAACAACAAACACAACAAACTATTGATCCTAATAATACAGATCTAACTAAGATGACGGGCGAAGAGTTAGCCCAGTTATCTGACGAACAGATTCTTACAATCCTTCAACAAAACAAACAACGTGAGATCATTAACCATGCAAATGATTTAGCCGGTCGTTATGCACCTGGCACTATGTTCCAATCGTATGGTTTGCCTAATAGTCAGTCAATGCGTGATGAGATGTTTAATACAAGAGTGAACGCCAACCTTGGCGACATTCAACAGATGATGGGGAGCATAGCCGGTGTCTAATCCAAATAGGTTTCAGCAACTACTATCAAATACTTCCCAAGCACTAAAAGAAGGTGCGCGTAAAAGTGAACAGGCGACACGTATTGCAGAAGAAATTTACCCAAGCGTATTAAACATTGCAGGTAAATATAACAAAGCTTTACGTGCTCAAGGTGTTAGTTTAAGAGAAACACCAATCCAGGCTATTGGAGCTTTTGGTACACGCTTGGCAACAGACTTAACAAATGATGGTACCAGGGGTGTGTACTGGCGTTACAACCATCCGTTGGCAGTATTAGATACTGGTATTGAGAATACGCTGAAAGCAGTGGCTGGTAAAGATGCATACCGAGATTTAGGTAAAACAAAAACCGGGTTGATGGCCGCAAGTATTGCGATCCCAACTACGATCATGAGTGGTGCTTTCAATATTCTTAATCCAGGCCAAGCCTTCCGTGCCACTGGGTACGCACAAACGTATTCTCCTGAAGGCACAGATGATCGCAGGGAAACAGAACAACCAGTTCAAGAATTGTTCGATCGTTTCTTTCTTGGCCGTCAAGGTGCGCCTTTAAAATACGAAACTGCAAAAGCAGAAATCCCAAGCTTGACGCCAGAGCGTTATGCAAACTTTATGCAGAATTACTACCAAGATAGCGGCTTCATGGGGCTCTTAAAAGTAACTCCTGAAAATTTGGAAGGAATTCCAGAAGCGCGTATGCTTGGCTATCCAGTTAACATTGCAACAGCAACAACTGCTCTTGGTGGTCTTGCTGGTTTAGCTGCAGGTGTACGCAACACACCACCTAAACAAGTACCAGGTAAAGGCTATCGTTCACATACAACTGAAACAGTGCGTAGTGGATTGACGCGCCGTGGTTTAATTGGTGGAGCAACAGGTGCACTTGCTGGTGCTGCAGTAGGCGCGGCAGTTAACGCTGCTATTGCACAAGCTAATCGTCCTAAGTTACCAACAGTCACTGAATATTCAGAAGAAATGCAGTGATAGAATTAGCTGATAACAGATAGTCGTAAACATGGCATTGATAACAGGTAGTCCAGTTGGAGATTATACCGGCTCTAGCTATAGTCGCCGTGGAAATGCCGCTCGGTACAATCAACAGGAAGCTCAAAATTTTGCTTCAGACGCAGTTTCCCAAGTGATGGCAGCTCTTGGCACTGTAGGCCAAGGCATTGTTGGGTTATTTCAAGGTGGCGCTCCTAATACGACTGCAAACAATATCCTGATTACCGGCGATACTCCGAATGATCCACGTATTACCGGTGTCTCTGAAGGTGCGCGTGTTACTCAATCAGGTGGGCGTAGTAGCGGCGTTGATGTGAGGCGTCCTATTACCGGTAATCAAGTAGAGATGCCTGAAGAAAGACGTCCTATTACCGCTACAGGAGGAGGAAACTTACCTCCAGATGATGGCGGAAATAATGGAGGAAATCCTCCCCGGGGAGGCGGTGGAGGTGGCAGGAACAATCCTCCTAACGACCCATCGAATCCCAATGCACGCGGCGGTGCGTTAAATAGTTTAGGTAATTTGTTTGGTGGTGAACTTAACAAAGAAGCTGTAACTCGTAATATTGGCCGTTTAGGTTACTTAGCACCTGCACTCGGCGCTTTCCAAGATTACACTGAAGGCCAATCCGCACAAGCAGTTGCAGCAGGAGCAGGAGCAGGCTTAGGTGCTACTTATTTAACACGTGCGGCAGGACGTGCTTTAGGTGGTGGTAAAGGTGCCGCTCTTCAATTAGCAGCTCCCTTACTTGGTATCGGTGCGCAAGAGTTAGTTGGTAAAACGGTACAAAAACAACGTCAACGGGAAACCGGTGAAGGAGATCCCAATGCACTGTCTACCCAATTAGGGCGCATTGAACAACTCCAAAAAGTAGGCCTTGAAGGCAATGTTGCATTGATGAATGCAGCTAACTCCGGTGCTAAAGACATGTTGGCCCATGCCCTGGAACAAGAACGCACTCACATGCAAGCAATGTTCCCGATGTTGGAGCAACAACGTAATAATGATGTTGTGCGCCAACAACAGATCATGAACAGCATGGGAGCAAACTTTGCCATGCTTGGCGGCATGGCAACGACAGGTAAGCTTGCTCTTGGAGCACAAGCCAATGCTGGCGCCAACCTGCGTCAAATGATGACTGCTGCGCCATACGCCAACGCAGTCCTTCAAGCCCCCAACATTAGTTTCTGATAGGTACGAACAATGGCAGGATTTCTTGGTGGGTTATTTGGCGGAGGAGGCCAGGGTGGTTTCATGAACCAGTCTTATGGCGACTGGCGCTCTACTTCAGGAGAAGCAACAGGCAATCCGAATCTTGCTGGTAGCTACGCAGATATTGTCAAGGAATACCAAACGCAGTACGGTGGAGGTGACTCGTTTGATCCAAAAGATCCAACATCTGTGTTCTCTAAACTAATCAAGGATCAACAAGTGCAAACAATGCTTGCCAATGATCCACGTGTTATTGCATTACAAGCACAAGCTTATGTTGATCCCATGAATCAACTAGCCGATAAAGCATCTGAACGTGCAATGAAGGGTCATATTTTTGCCAATGTTTTAAAAGCGCCTGACCGATATGGTGAGGCAATGGCACGTAAGTTTGACTTTATCAATCCTGTAATTCAGGCAATGCAGAATAGCAACACAGCGTCCAAACCATTTAGCAGTAGAATTACTTTTAACGTCTAAAAGAAATACTCATGGCTTATTCTTGGGGATCAATTAATCCTGCTTTTGCTAATCCGGAGTATGGTGTCGGTACCGGAAGTTTTGGAGGCGGCTTCCTTGGGGGCGACGTTCCCGGCCTTAATGTAGGTGGCGGTGCGATGGCCGATTACAGCGGTGGCGCAGCTACCAATGCGTTTGGAGGGGCAAGCGGATTAGGTTCTTGGGGTGGCATGCAAGCTATTGGAGGTATTGCCAATACACTTTTTAATCAGCTTGGTAATGCACAAGGAACACAAGCAGGTCAGGAATATTTAGATTTTATGGCCGACAAACGAGATGCAGACTTTGGTTCTGCATTGTTTGAGCGAAACGTAGATATTGCAGATCAATTTAGAATTCCTCGTATCGTTGCCAAAATGCGTGCAAATGATCCGAGTATTCGGCAAGCTGATCGTAGAGCAGATCTTGCCAACTTAGCAGGCAAGTATGGACAGCTTGGCGGCTTCCTTGCTTAAATGTTAACGCTTTAAAATAATGAGAAAGAGAGTGTAGTTATTATGTCTTTCGGTAGTGCTGTCAGTGGTGCCTCCAGTGGTGCGTTAGCAGGCATGTCGCTTGGCCCCTGGGGTGCGGCTGCAGGTGGTCTACTTGGCGGTCTTGGTGGCTTATTTGGCGGTGGCGGCCAATCTCTTGAGTATGGTTTAACGCCAAGGGAAGAAAAGCTTCAAGATTACGCCCTTAATCAAGTCCGCGCAACACCTCTTCGTAAGCGTACGATTCTTAATGAAGCAAGAAATTTAAGAGAAGGCGGAGATCGTGGTGCAGCAGAAGCATTGCTTGAAGGCTACGTTGATCGCTTCACCAACCCTGAGTTTATTGAAAAACGCTTAGCCAAAAGCTACAATAAGCCTGTTGATTACTACGGTAAAAATTTCCAAGATATTGCCAGTAGTCTATATAACCAACAAGGTGTTGGGTATAGTCCGCAAGATTATGATCGTTTTGCAAGTAAAGCAAAAGCAGAAAATATCAGAAGTGGTGCGGCATTTGAAAACCTACTTAAAGCAGACATGATTGCCAGTGGGCGCGTAATGAGTGCTGATCAGCAAATGCTCTCAAATATCTTTGGTACACCAGAGAGAGACGCCTCTGGTAGACTAACAGGTAGATATGGTACACCCGTTTTAAACGCGTAGGTAATAACTAATGGCACAGAAAAAATCAACAAAAATTGAAATTGGCGGTCAAAAGTTTGACGTTGGCAATAAAGTAGGCTATGGTGAATTTGAAAAAATTGCAGCAGCAACTGGTAGACCGCTTTCCGATCTAAAAGAAACAATACTAAACAAAGGAGGTTCTTTAAACACCAGTGGGAAAAATTACTACAATCAAAATGTAAACACTGTCAACCAAACTGGGGCTGGCAGTGGACCAGGTAGCGGATCCGGAACAGCAGCAACAGGTATTCAAGTTACCAATGCAGAATTCCCTTGGGATAAATATGCCAATCTACAAATAGAACTTGGCGGAATTCAAGCAGGTGCTGCTACTGAAAGTGAAAGAATTCGAGGATTATCTAATCAAGAGATTGCAAAGATCAATGCCGCTGCATCTAACTACGGCTATGACCGTCAGCTTGAAGGAACTAAGTACGCTGCGGATTCCGAAGAGCGTTGGCGGCAAGCTGTTGCCACAATCGAGGGCGACAAAAAAGCGTCCCTCCAAAACATCATTAACGCCGGCTTAAAAGACGTAGCAGAGATTGAAGGTAGCTACTCGCTTAAAAACGTAGAAGCCAAAGGTAAATATGACACCCAGATAATGGGACTTAGGACGCAAGCCGACAAAGACATTGCCAAGATGGATGCCAATCAGAAAATGTACAATCTTCTTGGACTTGCTTTTGGTTAAGTCTGTTTATAATACTTAGAGACCTACACATTGGTTAATAGCAAATGACTGCTTCGACAACTCCCGGTAACGCACTTACGAACACCGGCACTGATAACGCTACTAATTTTGACCTGAGTAACTTTGAGAAGCTTCTTGAGCGTCTTGAAGCATCTAAAGGTCGCCAACAGCGCCAGAAGTCTGTTGAAGGTCGTCGTGACATCTTCCAACAGGGTCTCGCCAGCATGATGTCTAACTTCTGATCTTGAGGCAGCTATAAGCCATGACAACGTTGCCTCCCGGCCAAGATAATAAAACAACTGAGGACGACCCGTTTGATATTGACAAATATCGACAGGCCGCTGAAGTGGCTTATAGTTTCTCCAAGCAAAAATTAGAAGATGCTGGATCCCAAGAACGCGAAACCATCGGCAAAGGTGCGTCTGAACAACGCACTTCCGCAGAGCAAGCCCAGCAATTCAAAGATACAGAAGAAGCCAGAGACTACAACCAGGCGCAACGAGGCTATCGATATTGAGTTGTTTGACCAATGGGTCGACAACTTAACGTCTTCAGATCAAGATGCGTTTTGTAGTTTTGCCGAGGAAACTTTCTCGGTGATTGAATGCTATCTTTACGCCAGATTCCTTGGCTATGGAGGTAGTATTTCTGCGTGTGATCTATGGGTTAAATCCCATTACAAAAAGCCTGATCATCGCAAGAAACTCCTCTATGAAATTGAGGAGATGCAGGAAGACATTCGTAAGTTACGAGAAGACGTAGATAACGGGGTCGTTAAACGTGATGCTGGTGTGGCACGTATCGCTGGTATGCAAAAAGAATTACGTGGCACCATTGCACAGATTGAGCTATTTACTTCTAGCCGCGATCGCAAGGGATTGTTGATGGCTGGTGCTGATCGTGCACTACGAGAATTACAAATTATCTTCAAGGATGACCCAATTGAAATTCCCTTGGAAGAAGCGTCCATGAGTATCTGGGCCAAAATGCAATACGAAGACAGTTAAGTTAAAATACACATATGATGAATTCACCACAACCAACTACAGGCCAAGGGAACGACGCAATGCTTGCTGGTAGCCTTGGCGCCGCTGTACAAAGGTTGCAAGAAAATCGTAATCGTTTTGGTGGCCGACGTGTCTTACAAGGAGCACCTATTGGTGGTGAAGCAAAAAGTCCTACGGAACAAGGCGCTGAAGTACTAAGTGCCGTTGCAGAAACACGTAATGAACAGAATGGAAACCAACCGCCAACAGCTCCCTCAAATCCTGGCGCACCTCAAGGAACGGGAAGCACGCAACCAGGACAACAGCCCAATGTCGGACAAAGACAAACACCAAGCAGCTCTGGGCAAGGCACGTCAGTACCAAGAACAGAAGAGGAAAAACAAAAACGTCAACGAATGAAGTAGTATTCAGTTATTAGCTGATTACTTATCGTGCCTGCATATCAACATCTTGCATATCGACGTAACGCGCAAGCTGCTGCACGTAGGCAACAAATTCGTGTACCACGTAATCTTGAGTCATTAAAGAAAGCAAGAGAAGATTTCGGATACTTTTGTGATTACGTAGCCGATAAACCTCCGGCACAACATCACAAAGAATGGCATCGTCACTTTGTTACAGGCGAAGATAGTGCGTGCCTTTTAAAAATTGCAGGACCAAATGTTGATCTTCTGGCACCACGTGGATCTGCTAAGTCCACAATCTTAGGTTTGTTCACGGCATGGGCTATTGGTCTTCATACACAAGCCAAGAAGCCACTACAAATTCTTTATCTCTCCTATACGGTTGACATTGCACGCTCTAAGTCAGCAACTATTAAACGCATCATTGAAAGCAAGCGGTACCAAGAAGTCTTTCCAACAGTACGTCTTCTCAAGAACGTAACCAGTAATGAGTACTGGTCAATTGACCACAAGTTCGCTGGCATTGATACCACGGGTGAAGAACAATTCACACTCTGTGCTGCAGGTCTCAAAGGCTCAGTGACCTCCAAGCGCTCACACTTGGTGATTATTGATGACGCCATTAAATCTGCCGCGGACATCTCCAACCCTGACATTCGTAAGCAAATGCAGGACAACTGGAATGCTGTGATTGCACCCACCATGTTTGAAGGAGCTAGGGCCATCTGCCTTGGTACTCGTTTCAGACATGATGACATTCATGCAACGACATTTAACACACAAAACAATTGGCTTCAGATTGTGTTATCTGCAATTCTTACTGATCCCAAAACGGGAGAAGAAGTTTCATATTGGCCAGACATGTGGTCACTTGACTACCTAAAAGAAAAGAAACGACAAGCACCAATTGCGTTTTCTTTTCAGTACATGAATCAAGTTGTCAGGCAAAACGAATTGTCCCTGGCACCAGAGCTGATTGTTAAAGCGGAGATTGCAACTGAATTTGATTGTCTTGCGGTAGGCGTTGACTTATCGGCGGGCACCAA